CTCGATATCATACTGCACACCCGTGCATATCCCGACCGTATCGTACGTCGAGCCGTCCGAGCTGAGCTGAACCTCGCAGTGCGAATAAAAAACGTCAGGCGGCTTATCAAAATCCACATGAATCAGAGGCAGCCACGTGCCGTCCTGATGCTGCCGCTTGTCCTCAGTCAGCACCATTCCCGTGCAAGCCCGCGGCGCCGTCATCTCGTCCGGATCGCTCAGCGTCGAGTAATCGTTCGCGTCGTAATAGCCGCCCGCCTGATCCGCGTAAATCGACGCGATATGCTCCCGGGCGGTAATTTTGCGGCTGCCGTCCGGCTGCTCCTCGATGTCGGTGATCTTGAATTTTTTAGTAGTCCAGCCGGCGAAATCGCACGTCAGCGTCACCACGTCTCCCGGCAGGCAGGCCACCGCGTTCAGGCCCGCCCGCCAGCTCGCGATCCACTTAACCTGCCGCGCAATATTACCCGCCAGCCGCGCCATCCGACGCGCCTGCCCCGGTCGTGTAATATACAGTAATGAGAGCTCTTTCTGCCTGATGCCGTTCGCCTGCTGGTCCTCCAGATCGTCGTCGCTCACGTCGTCCCGCAGCCAGTTTTTCAGCGGATTAACAAAATAAATGACTGTCCGGTTAGGTTTTTCCGCGCGGGCGATCGACGTAATCTCAATCGAGTCCTCGATGATATTCGTGTCGTCGAACGCCGCTGCCGCCGCCGAGTCACCGTCGATCTTCAGGCCGATCAGGCCCTTGCTGAATGTGAGATAACCGCCGAAAGACGCAAGCATGTCCTCCAGAATATCCCGCGCCGGCGCCGCGGCGTCCACACAGACATCGAGCGCGTACCTCACGGCCGCTATGTCCTCGTAAACCTCGATTTCCTTCACGTGAAAACCTGTATTGACCGTATTTCCAGATCCAGATACCCTGAAATATCGGTAGCTCGCGCGCGTAAAATCAACAATCTGGCAGCCCTTATAATTGACTCCGCTGCCCGTGCCGTCGAAAAGTGTCGTGTAATCGACGCCGTTTGCGCTCCCCTCGAGCTTCCAGTTATAGTATTCGCGGCTGTCTCCGTCGTACAGGTAGACCCGAGCCTGACTGCACAGCTTCGCCGACCCCAAATCCAGCACTCCAAGTTCCACGAGATTCTCGTTCTGAGCAGCTGTCACGCTCCATGTATCGTCGCAAGTATATGATCCGTCATTTCCATGCGTCGGATTAGTTCCGCCCGTAATCGTGCCCGACGTCGCCACATTCTCGCCCCGGTCATACTCGCCGCTCACAGTCGCGTCGCAGATCGCCGCCGCGGCTATGAACGCATCGTCGTCCATAAGGTTCGATGAAACGCCTACTATGTTGATGAGAAAATCTCTTATTATCCACGCCGGGTTCCGCGTCCAGCCCGTCAGCCATTCGTCGCCGTCCCAATACTCGCACTCCCGGCCCTTCACCACCGCCGTAAGCACCGGATCGCCCTGCACCTGTTCCGTAGCCTTCAGCGTAGCTGCCAGATATGCCAGACGCTTAACCGATCCTTTATAGTACGCGCTCATCCGAGCGTCCGGAGTCTGCGCCGTCAAGCCCACATAGCCCGTCGCAGACGATCCCGCGCAGTCGCTCACCGGCCGGTTGTTGATCCGTATGTCCTCCACCGCCGACACCGGCCCCGCGCATAGCGCCACCGCCCGGGCCACTTCCTGATCGCTCAGCGTCCGCTGCCATATTATGTTGCCGCCCATCCGCATCTTCCCGTAAACAATCGGCAGCGGAAGCATGTTCGACAGCGAATTCGACGGCTTGCTCAGGCTGTATGTAGGAGAATATGAGTCGTTGCCTGAATGTTTTCGCTTCGCGCCCAGCGCGAGGATCGTGCTGCCCAGCCCGAACGCCTCCAGCCCCGTCAGCGCCGCCCCGCCGAACAGCGAAATCGAACCCAGCGGACCCGCCACCGCCCACATAGCCAGCGGCAGCAGCTTAAGCGGTTTATGTAGTACCTCTTTAATATCGCCCATATCGCTCCAAAATCGGCTTTAGGCCTTAGGCTTTAGAAAAAGATTCAAAAACTAAATATTATCGTCATTGCGAGGAGGCTGTTTTTGCCGACGTGGCAACCCCGAACTCATTTGAATCAACCGTCGGCTCACCGTCCCCCACAAAAACCGACCTTACATTAATCAAGAACGCGATAATACTGTCCGCCACGCGCGGCGCGTCCTCCGTCAGATACCAGTAGTCATCGATCCCCGAGTCCCGCCAGTGCGCCACGCACACCCGCCTCGTCGCCTTCACAATCGGGCACGGCCTGCACTTCAGCACCGCCGCCAGACCCTCCGGATCGCACTCGATATCGTGGTTCTTATACTCCTCGCACAGCGGACAGTTCTGAGTCAGGCACTGATACGCCGCAATCCCCGCCTCCGCGCTCCGCCCGTACTCCGCCTTCACATGCTCCCAACTCGTTATCAGATTATCGAGCCTGCGCATCTCCGACGTTGTATTATCGTCATTGCGAGGAGGGCCGCTTTTGCCCGACGAAGCAACCCCGTTCTCATTTATTTTGTTATTTACACCCATCATGCCACTCCATAATCCTTAATTATCTCAGCCGGCAGGTTCACAAACCCGCTGAAATTCGCCGAATTACTGAACTTCACATCGCACGTATCGTACTGCTTATCACAGCCTCGCTGGATCGTGTAAGTAGCCCCCGCGGCCGGCGCCGCGCTCAGCGCATGTTCCAGCGTCACCGTCCCCGGCGCGCTGCTCAGAATCCGGCGTTTCTCTCCCGACGTCGCCCCGCTCGTCATCGTCAGCAGACCGTCCTTCCAGTAATCCGCCGCCTCCGTCCGTGCCGCATCCGCAATCACCGACGCCGTCGTCCCCGCGTCCGCCGTCTGGCCGGTAAGCTGACCCGTCGCCGCCCCGCACTCCGTGCCACCGAACACCCACGGGCACGTCGATCCGTAGTTCCGCACCGGCACCGTTTTTTCAAGCGCATACAGCGCGCTCCGGACGCTCAGCGCAACCACCGGATCGCTCACCGTGATGTCCTCGATATAGCCGTCAATCAGGTCGATGTAGTCGTCGCCCGTGCCGCCCGTGTCAATCGGATCTCCCGCCGCATCCAGAAATATCTGCTTAACTCGCAGACGGCAGCCCCGCAACTCGCCCACGAACACATAGCTCCCCAGCGCCCGGTTCAGGTTTGCCACCATCACCGTAACCGCCTCATAACTCAGAGCCGTATTATGGCTCGACTGCGGGAAAACAAATGATTTGGAGGAGTAGGTATTGCCGCCGAAGCTCACCGCGTCAACGCAGTTCACATATCGCAGCGTCGCGCTCGCTGCGTCGATCTCCAGCAGAAACAGTATCCGCTTCTCGATCGACGCGGCGGAGGACAGCATTCCAGCACTGAGGGATCTCATTTTGCACCTTAATATATTGTCATCCCCGCGAAAGCGGGGACCCCAGACTCGTTTATTTCAACCATTGCAGGTGATAAGTGAAAAACTCACGCTGTACCTGAAATTATTCAGCCGTTTCGGAACCAGTTTATCCTCAACAAACCGCACCGTATACTGCACGCTGTCAATCTTGCACGTCCAGTAAAACGCCTCGAACGACCCCTTCCGCGCCGCGAAAAACGAGTTCAGCGTCCCCATGTCCGTTACGCTCAGCGAGCTGAAGTTGAGTGTCCACACCCGTTTCGCCGAAACCCACTGCTGAACGCGCTCCTCCGTCCCGTCGCCCATCGTGTTCACGGTCGTCTTCCACTCCGTTCCGACCTCGTACACGTAGTCCGGATTTATCGTTGGAAAAGTTTGAAGCGGCATAATTTTTAGTCTTCAGTCTTCAGCAAAAGATTTACAAACTAAAACTTATCGTCATTGCGAGGAGCGCGTCGTTTGCGCGACGCGGCAACCCCGAACTCAATTGATTTTCATCATTTCGAGGACTGCTTTTCTCACCGCATCCATATCGACATTCCGACCCGGACATGACTTCCGGTGTTTCTCCCCCATCAGCGCCTGCATCTCGTGGTGTCCGAGGATCGCCGCTGGACGCAAGCTGTATAACCTGCACCAGCCGGTCAGCAGTTTAATCAGCCGTTCCACCTGCATTTCCGTAGGAAACGCCTCGTCAAAATTTCCGATCATGCAGACATGCAGGCTGTTCTCGTTCATCCCCTTACATCCGTTAGCTATGAGCGCGTCAGAGAGTATCTGCTCCATTATTCCATCGATGTGTTTTCCGTAATTGCCGACTTTAAGATCGACCGCCGTCCTATATCCGTTCGAGATCACAATATGATATCCGGGATGTCTCCATCCTCGCCCGCCCTTCGACACCGGATCGGTATGCCAGCGCACGATCGTCTCCCCGGTTCCGAACGAGCTCAGCGAATGATGCACTCCGATAAATTTAATCTCCCGCATCGTAATCCTCCCCGATCTGCATGTTCTTCAGCCGACGCCTCATGATCGTGTCGACCCGCGCGCGGTTGTTTTTGAACGCAGCCACCGTCTCCTCCCGGCAATCCGTAGTCGTACAGTCACTCCGGGCCCCGCATGTCGCGCATCTCGGATAGTACGTCATGTCGTATCCGTATTTGGCGCGTTTCAGTTTCCCCCGCACTTCGCGCAGTGGCGTTTCCCGTCCTTCCCCTTCGGCATTCGGTGCCAGTTGTCGTACGCCCCGCATCCCGCGCATTTCGCCATCCCGTGCATTGTGTAGCCCCGTTTGTTTTCCGCTGTTTTCTGAGCCTTCGGCGCAGCGGTCGCCGGCTGTCCTTTTTTTGAGTAATGCCTCTTTTCCCTCGGAGCATTTTCGTCATTGCGAGGAGCGGTTTCATCGCGACGAAGCAACCCCGAACTCGTTTCAGTTGCAGCCGCATCGTTTTCCTCTTCCCGACTGCCGACTGCCGACTGCCGACTGCCGATCTGTTTCACCGGCACCGTCACAACCTCCGCCGGCAGCTCCCGCCCGAACGCCTGCGCTGCGCCCGCCACCGCGCCGGCAACGAGGCCCCCGAGGTCCAGCGTCACCGACACCGACCGACCCAGCGGTGTCTCATTCATCTTTACTTCCAGCATCTCGCACCTCCATGTATTTTCCTTAATATCGTCATCCCCGCGTAAGCGGGGACCCATTCCTTAATATTTCGTCATTGCGAGGAGGCTGCTTTTGCCGACGAAGCAACCCCGAACTCAATTGAATCTTCTCAGGCTCTCGTTTTTCCGAACCTGAACCCCCTCGCACTCATTTTTTTGAGCGCCTCTATAATCACCTGCGCCTCCCGCACCGTCTGCGGCCATGCGTTTTTCACGATCCGCTTATTAAACGACACCCGCGCGGCGCTGTCCGCGTCCATCGAGTCGTAGAGAGTCCCGATCAGCTCCGCCTGTTCCTCGCTCACCATATCATTCGGGTCCCTGATGATTTTCGCCGCTGGAGGCCTTGTATTCCGTGTTTCCGTCTTCTCCCTGTCTGCTGTATGCTGTATGCTGTCTACTGTCTTTTTATTCTGCCCCAGCCGCCTCTTCAGCTCTTGAATCACCAGCCGGGCATCCGCAGCGCCCATCTCCCGCAGCGAACTCTTCCCGCACGTCCGCGCGCAGAACTCCCGGCGCATCTCGTCATCCATCCCCGCCTCGCGAAACAACGCGAACATCGCACGCCTCTGTTGTGGACTCACCGGTTTCCGCACTTCAGTCCTCCCGCCAATTGCTGACGATTCCCGCAATCAAAACCATTAAAGTGAATATGTATGCGCCTATCTCGATAACTGTCAAAACCACATCGTCCCTTCCGGCGCGATCGCCGCCGCGAAAGCAAAAAACAAAACGAACCCTATCATCAGTCCTATTCCGTTCATTCATTTTCTCCCGTTTCTCGTTATCTCGTTTCTCGTAAAAGCCCTTCAGCGTTCCTCATATTCGTCAGCGTCCTTCAGCGTCAAAATCCCTTATCCTGTCCATCCTGTAAATCGATGTTAATTCTCTTCTCCTCTTTCAATCAAAATCCGCTCGATGTCCGGCTCGATGCCGATTTTATCCTCCGACATCCGGTATGCCCCGATCTTTGCCAGCGTATCGTCGTCCAGACCCTGCATCGCCTTCTTATCCAGCGACTCCGTAGTCCGGATATACTCCGTCAGCTTCAGCGCCTTCAGCGCCTCGATAGCGGCTTCCACCTGTTTCACGACGATCGCCGTCGACGTCCGGAACGATACCTTTCCGAACATAAACTTCCGCGTCCGCGTTTTAATAAACGACGCTTTATTCGCCAGCATAAATGCCACCACGCCCGCTCGCAGCGACGCGATCTCGTCCGCCAGCGGCCCGGATTGTTTCTCCGCCCGGCCCTTCGCCGCATTGATGTCCTCGTTCATCCGGCCCTCGATCTTCTCGATCTCTATCTGGTGCTCACCGATCGACCGCAGCGCCTTATCCACGGCATCCCAGCTATCGATCCCGATCCGCTCCGCAGTATCCGCCATCTGATTCACCTGTTTTTTTGTCATATCCGCATCTCCTTTATTTGTGTTTATCCGTGTCCATCCGTGATTCAAAGCATGTTCTGAAACAGCATCGATCTCCGAATCCGCTCAATAGCCTCCGTCAGACTGATCCCCGCCTGCCGCGCGAAATTCTCTATCCCCGTAATCGCCCTGTCCTGCATCCACCGCGAGGCCTCCGCGATCTCCTCATCCGTCCGCGCGATCTTATATCCCTTTGAGCTGCTCAGGACCCGATACCCGCGCGGCCTCAGATACGTCACGATCACTTTCCGAATCGTCCGAGGTTTAAGATCAGCCAGAAATGCCAGCCGGTCCATCCGCATCCAGCCGTCTGACAGCTCCAACTCGTTCAGAATCCGTTTCGCCGCCTCCAGCGTCTCCTCATCGAACTCCAGATTCAGATTCGTCTGCATCTCTTTAGTCCTCTGTCTTCAGTCTTTAGTCTTCAGTTTTTAAATCTTTTCCCTGTCTACTGTATGCTGCCTACTGTCTACTTCTTTACGCGCTTCTCCTTTTCTTCCCTATAAGCGATCTCGCGTAATTCATGATCTGCTCCGCCGTCTCCGCGTTTCCGCGATACGTGCCCAGCATCACCGCGCTCACCGTCGAGTCGCTGAACCCCGTCGCACGTGCTATCTCCCGGTTCGTCACGTCCATCGAACCCAGCCACTCCTTCATCGAAGCAAGCGACGTCAGCTCCTCCGCCGTGATCCGTTCCGCCTTCAGCTTGTAGCCGATCTCCAGCGCTTCCCATGCGATGCTGTTCGCCTTCAGCGGTGTCCGTGCCAGCGTCGCGATCGCCCGCAGCGCGCTCTCGTCGAACACCCCCGCGCCGCCCACCTGTTTCATGCGGAACTTAACGTAGTCCGACACCTGATCCCCCAGCGCCTCGCTGATATTGATGATCTTCCGCGCCACCTGCAGCCGCGCGTAAACGTCAGGACTGAACTGGTGCAGGCTCGACAGAAACGACTGCCAGCCCACGAAGATGATCCCGAGCAGATTGATCTTGTCCGCGTATGAAATCTCGTTGAACTCCTTGATGCCCTGCAGGAATTCTCTGCGGTACCTGTGCGCCTCGTCGAGTATGATCGCCACGTGGAAGCTCTCCGAGTATTCCGCGAGAAACACCGCGAGCTGTTTTTTCCGGAGCACGTTATGCCTGCCGAAATGAGCGCCCTCGGCGCCGAGGTCGTAGGCTATCGAGTCGTATATGCACGCGTGAGTCATCTCCTTGCGCCCCGGGTGTCCCACATGCACGAGCCGGATGTCGCCCCGCCTCGCGCAGTGCGATTCGAGGTCCGCGATCAGCGTGGTTTTTCCGCAGCCCGCGGGCCCCACAAGCGCCATCATCTCCCCGTTCCGGATATTCTGCTCGATCATCCCCATGCACATGCTGTATTTTCGGCTGCGGAAAATCCGGTCGCCGTTCACCTTCCCGAACGGATCGCCCGTCAGCCCGTAGAACTCCATGACCTCCAGCGTGTTCGTCATTTCCTCGTCCTCCGTGTTTTCTTCAGTTCGTTTATTGGTCGTCATCTGCCTATTCTTTCGCTTTTTTTAGCGCGCCATCAGTTGTAGTTAAACAGCATCCTCAGGCACATAGCAGCCGTTTGAATCAACTCGTTTCTTATTTCGGATTTTTCGCCGCCGGAATATACGTAATCCAGCGCTGCTTGATGCTTTTCTCCGAGTTCTTCGGATATAATCGAAAGTCCGCAGAATATGTCTTTTACCCAACCGGGATGTCTGCATTCGGCCCATTGTAGCTCCTGTAATATTTCAGCTATTATTGCATCTTTTTCTTCCTTTTCTGCATTAGCTCTATCCAGCTCGTCGTTATTATTCATCGCGCCCCTCCGTGTTTTAGTCGACTGCTGCGGCGGCCCGCCGGTAGCCGCCGCTAGGAGTCCTCATGTGGCATCCGGTGCTAAACAGCCGTACTGGACGGCCCGGTACGCCCATGCCAGCGAGACACACCCTCGCGCGATCGCAGCCATGTTCGCGCACGGACCTTGCCCCGCCCGAAGGGTATTGCAATGTTTGGGTATCTATGTTGGTTACAGCGTTCTTCATAATCATTTTCAGCGTTCCTCAGCGTCAAAATTACGTCTTTCCCTGTCTACTGGTTACTGCTCCATTCAGCCTCTCATTAATTCCCCGCGCCATCTCCGATATCATCGCCCGGTCGTCCAGATGCTCCGCCACCGCCGCCCGCACCGCCGCCTCCGTCTCCGCCCCCAATTTCCACACAGGCATCCCTATCTCATCCGCAATCCACGCAATCGCCTCGTCCACACTCGAATAACCGACACCCGTCACCCCGCACCCGTCACCCGCAACCCGTATCTCCCTCGCCCGCCGCAGGTCGATCACACCGTCCGCCGCCGTCAGCCCCTCCGCCGATTCGTGCAGCATCATCGACGGCGCCGGCAGCTCCGCGCCCCGCGCCGCAAGACGGTCGTTTATATTGCCCTTGAACGCCCTGAAATCCCCGAACTCGACAGGCTTGTAATCCTTCGTCGGCAACCAGAGATACGTCTGCGGATCGCGCACCTCGACCTCTCCCGAATGCGACCGCCGGCAGAGAACCTTCTCGCCGATCATCGCCGCCGGCGTGCCTATGATCTCGTAATAGACGTTGTCCCATCGTATCCGGCAGCTCTGGTCCACCACCTTGAATGCAGACCGCATCATCAGGTCCGTCAGCCGCAGGTCCGCCGGCAGCAGCCGCGGCTCCTGCGCGGCCATCGATTCCCGGTACATCTCGGACCTCGATCTGCCCGCCGCATACGCGCCCGGCGACGTCTTCGCGTTGAACTCCGCGAGGTAGGCCGTGAACATTGCGCGGATCTCGCTCAGCCTGTATGTGCGGCCCTTATCGAGCAGGAACGGCAGCTCGAACCGCTGCCAGACCGTGCGCCAGCACCGCTCGATCGCCCCCTTCGCGCGCGCCTTGTACGGCATGTGCGTCACCAGCTCGATCCCCAGCGACGCCAACAGCGACTGACCCATCTCCGACGCCCCGAGCGGCCCGTTGTCGGTGAACACCTTTTCCGGAACGCCCGCCATCGGATGATCCGACTTAGGCCGCCATGCCGCCTCGCACGCCCGCGCATGGTCCTCGCAGTTCTCGCCCGCCGTTATCACGATGTCCGCGAAAAACAACCGGCTGTGCATATCGAGGAACCCGTAGTAATAGAGCATCCTTCTGCTCTTTTCGTCTTTATCTTTTGTCTGTTCGCTGTCTACTGTATGCTGTCTGCTGTCTACTATTTTTATCCGTCGGTTCTTCTGCTCATTCTCCTTCGTGCTCAGTGTACCGATCAGCCAGTCGCCGTCTCCGTACTCCTCTATTGGATAGAAGTATTCCGACCCGGACCCGTCCGTCAGCGCCACCTTGTTCGCGCGGTCGCAATCCATCCGCACGACCCGAACAGCCTTAGTTATTCCGAGCTTCACCGCCGCGCGGTCCGCCTCGTGCGCCTCCAGTGCGCCCACAGGTATCAGGCCGTCCCGCTCCGCGATCCGGATCGCGTCCGCTGTCGACAGGGACCGGGTGTCCTCGATCGCCTGCAGTTTCTTCTTCAGCGCGAAAACCGTCTCCACGTGCTCTGTGAAATTCGGTTTCGAGCGGCGTCCCTTGTCCGCCCGCGGGCGCCGCGTCCGGCCCGCCAGTTCCATCCGTCGCCTGTCCAGCGTCTTGATGCTCATTCCCAGCATCCGCGCCAACTGCGCCTTCAGCTCCGCCCGCGCGCCGTGCGCCGCCTGCTGTATCTGCCTGTGCGCTTCGAGTATCCCTATGTCCTCGGTTCTTACCATTCGGTGTCCTGTCCTTTGTCGTTATATGAGTAATAAATTAATAATTATTGTCATTGCGAGGAGGTTGCTTTTTAACCGACGAAGCAACCCCGAACTCGTTTACTGTGCTACTGTTTTTCCGTCTTTTCCCTGTCTACTGTCTACTGTATTCTGTCTACTTCCTTTCACGCCTTTTCCGCTTCCTCGTCCGCTATACGCTCGATCAGCTTGAAATTCAGCTCGACGAGGTTCTTCATCGTCCGCATCAGGCCCGTCATCCGGATGCTCTGCTCCAGAGTCAGCCGACCCGCGCGGATACCGTCGATCAGTTTCCCCGTAGCCTCGATATGCCGCCCGAGGTCAGCGATCATAAGGTCCGTCGGCGTCGCCTCTCCCCGCTCGATCACCGCCGCCTCCGCCCGCGCCAGCTTCTCCCGCAGGATTTCGATTTCCTTGTGGTTTTTGTCTGTGATATCTTTTATCAGCTTTTCCGTAGTGGATGACTGCTTCGTGAGCGTCTTCAGCGTCTTAAGCAGATCGAAAAGCTGTTCGCGCGACATTGACTGTGCCTCGTCGAGCGTCAGTTCCATGCCGTCCCCGAAAATCAGTCGATCTTTCTCGAATGTAACGTCACCGCTGTTCATAAGCGGCAGGAACTTTTCAGCGCGCTTAACGGCTAGACTCCGGAGAAATTCGTTGTTTCCGTTCTCCGATAGTTTCATGTAGTTGTAAGCAGTTCTACGCGAGATATTGACGTTTTCGCAGAATGCGAGAAGCCCTTCCTGACCGAGTTGCATGTTGATCTCTCGCAGGATTGATCCCTGCTCCTCGGCGATTTGCCACATCGTCTCCCCGAGACCTCGCTTCGTCTCTTCGAGCACGCGCCATCGGCGCTCCTTTTCCGTGAAAATCGCGATCTGTTTCTGTTCGTCTTTTACTAATCCGCTCTGTTTTTCCATAGCCTCTCCTTTTCGGTTTTCAGAAAGTGCGCCTAGGCGCACTTTTTGTGCACCCCCGTTGCACTCGGTATTTTGTACGTTATTGTTAGCTATTGTTAGCAATTCTGACTTTCCGCGTTTGACATTTTGCTTTTTTTCAGAACTCCCCTTAGAAAAGGGGGCTGGGGGTTGTGGTCTTTGCTTTTGCCTTTCTTAACCGGTTTCATTTCGTTAGCTCCCGATGTATAATCCCCTCAATAAATCTCGGAGGCGTCAATTATGGCTACATGTCCTTTTTCGAGTAAGCCCTGCAATTCAAGCTGTGCTTTATGGCTGAACGGTATCAATAGTTGTGCTTTTATCGGCATGTCCCGGGATCATTCGGAAATCATTCGTCTCCTGTCAAAATTGGTTCAAAGGGACTGATTTTTCAGTCGCTCGTTGAGATCGTACATGCCGACACCCGGTTCGTACATCGGTAGGCCGCTCAATTCGTAGCTCCCCACACCCGGCTTAAACATCGGCCTGCCGCTCAGTGCGTATGCCCCTTTGTATTCCTTTTTTTCGTCGTTCTTTTTCATGTCTTTTTCCTTTCCCCTGTCTACTGTCTACTGTATGCTGTCTACTGTTTTTTTTGTCTTTCAAAAAGTCCGGCCGGGCGGTCTCTATGGTTTCTCCCGCCCCGCCGGTATGAGGAAATTTAAGAAGAACGTGAATCCTTTATCACATCGCTCCAGAGCACCGCGTACGGTATCCGGACCGCCTGCGCGATCCGCGTCCGTATTCGACGGCTGATCCGTTGCCCCTGCATCTCACGCGATATCGTCTGCTCGCAGACGTTCATTCGCTTCGCGAGCTCCCGCTGCGTGACTCCCGCCAGATGCAGCGCCGTCCGCCGACGAACAACCGGGTCGTCGATATATCGCGTTTTCAAGTCGCTCTCAATGTTCTGTTTTCGGGATCGTCTGCGAACGTCCTTGTGTTTCTCGCTTATGCTCATGGGTATATTCATGCTATGCTCCTCCCGTCGTTTTCCGTCGCCGCCAGCCGCTCCTCCAACTTCGCCCGCTGCGCCTCTTTCAATTCCGGCGCCGCCTCACCCCAAAATGCCTCATAATCGCAGTAGCAAAGCCGCGCGATACCTTCCTTCAGCCAGCCGATATTCCGCTGCTCCGTGATGCAATAGCTGATAGCCATATTTGTAACCATCAGCCGCTTTGCGATCGTGGTATTCATGTGGCCAGCGATAGTCATTAAAAACCGTCGTTTGGCTATACGGTGCAGCAACTCGTCATTCTTATTTATTTTTATTGCAGCGGTAGACATTTTTGTGGTTCCTCCAATCGCAGTAGCTGCTCGTTCTCGACCTGCCTGTCGAGCCTAATCAGAGTCTCAATCATTCTGTAAATCTCTTTCTGCATCTCCGACTTCGTGACCTCGCCCTGCGAGTATTTGAATATCTGAGTCTGGCATTCTAAAAATTCCGCTTGCAGCGCCGCCACCGTCGCCGGACCCATCCGCGGAACCCGCTTCGGGATCGGCACGAGCACAAACCCACAGCGCCGTGCCAGAAACCGCAGCGGATTGTAATTTTTTGTCAGTTTCAGGAACGGCAGCAGGGCACTCAGTTTCAGTTGCGCCGCCACGTCGTCAGGATTGCAGGCCCTGTATAAATAGGAAAGGCTCAGTCCCAGCATCTCCGCCAGCTCCTCGGCCCGCTTGCCGTCGCCGCCCGTGTGTTTAAGAAACGCCGCCTGTAGTTCCCGCTCAATCGACATGATTCTCAGTCCGTTCCCCTATAATCCGTTCCGGCCGCGCCGGGGGCCGCCGTTATACCGGCAAATAAATAAAATCATTTACCGCCGCTTGTTGATCGCTGTTTCCGTGGGTATAATTGTGTTTGTGATTAAACGTCATAATGGCATTATTACCATTTTTGTTAAGTCTGTCAAGGGGGTTTTGTAAATTAGTGAAAAATAATTTAAAAGATCGTGAAATATTAGAGAGATTAGACCATATACGTGAAATATTGTCGATGAATAAAAAGAAATTTAGTGAATTATTAGGAGTGCTTCCTTCACATTATTCTGAATTATTATCTGGAAAACGTACAGTTTCTCTTGATTTTGTGATGGAATTGAAGAATAAACAGAACATCAATCCGTTATGGCTATTATTCGGTGAGGGTAATATGTTTTTAAATAATGACAAAACTCGATATGAAATACCACCTCCAGAAAATAGTGTCTTGCGCCAAGGTTCGTCTTCCGATCTGCCACATATCTCAGTACGTGAGAGGACTATGGCCGTCCTGCGTAAATTCAACCAGATCGGCCCGGGTGAGGGAGGCCGCTTTCCCTTCATTGTCGCTGAACTTAAAGATATCAATAAGGCCCTGTTCGAGTTTCTCATTATCCGCGACAATCCGCCGTCCACGCCTCTCGGCGCCGCCATCGACAAAGGCCTCGCCGCCCTCCGGGCGCTACCGCTCGCTGATTTCGAGCGCCTCCTCGACGGCATCCCCCTCGAAAAGTCCGAATAGCGATTATTTAATCATTGTTCATTGCTATTCGCTCTCTATATATATACAATCTTTTAAATAACGCTCCTCCGGAGGCTTATATGTCACAAAAAATTTCAATTTGGATAATTGTTCTATTGATTATTTTATGTATCCTCGAAGCCATTAATTTATCTCTTATCATCACTCCGCCTCGCATCAAATATCAGCATCAGGTAGTTGCTATCGATGATATGGACTGGGACAAAAACGTTAGTAAATACGGAAATACCGGATGGAGAATCGTTTCGTGCCGGCGGGCTGTATCCGAAACGGATATTCCTACCGGTGAAACTGATTATAATGGAGACCCAAAATATGAAACAAAAGCATCCTATGAATGTATTCTTGAACGCCCGTGATTAAGTGTCATTGCCGCTTCCGCCCGGAAACAGTTTTGTCTTTATTAACTGCTTTTATTTTCGTAAACTCCAAAACAATATAAAAATATTAGCATTTACGTTGCTTTTTATTGTTTGAGCATTAAAATAGCTATATTCAAACGCGCCTTAATAATTTGCGAGGAGGTATGTCGTGGCGTCTAAATTAAGGAGTCCTATAGTCTGGTTCGGCGGTAAGGGAATGATGATCGGAAAATTGATACCCCTACTGCCGGAACATAAACAATATGTCGAGGTTTTCGGCGGTGGCGCATCCCTCATGTTCGCTAAGGAGCCTGCCTCTGTCGAGGTCTATAACGATATCGACGGTGGCCTCGTAAACTTCTTCACTGTCCTCCGCGATCCCGATCTGTTCGGACTCTTCTATCATTACGTTATCCTGACGCCCCGCTCCCGGCTGGATTATGACACCTGCCTCGCCACATGGCGCGACGAGCCGGACCCGTGCATGCGCGCCTATAAATGGTTCGTCGTGAATAGAATGTCGTTCTCTGGTCATTTCGGCGCGAGTTGGGGCAGCTCGGTAGCCTCCACGAATCGCGGCATGGCCGAGGTCTGCTCCAGTTGGCTATCGATCATGGATCTGCTGCCGGCGCTCCATGCCCGCATGATGCGCGTCCAGATCGAATGCCGGAGCTGGGAAAATATCCTGAGCCGGTTTAACCTCCCGACGACTCTCGTTTATGTCGATCCGCCTTACGTCCCCTCGACCCGGCGATCAGGTGGCTACGAGCATGAGCTAACAGAAGCCGATCACCGGAGATTAATAGAAACCCTGCTATATTACCCCGGAATGGTCATTTTATCGGGTTATTACTCTGATATTTATGAACCGCTCGAATCAGCTGGATGGGAACTCAGAAAATACAAAACCGTCTGCAATGCCGCCGGCCGCACCCGGGCCTCAGGCCTTCAGGGCGCCGGAAACGTACTCAAAAAACAGGCCCGCACGGAATGCGTCTGGCGTAACCCTTTATGTATCCGTAACTGCACCGGACTCAAAAAACGCTGGAATTCGTTGAAACTCAATTGACCTCGGGCCCCCGTTTTACTCAATTTCAGCCATTTCCCTGCCTGTCTCAAAAAAAATATTTTCCTTTCATTTCCCATAACTAAAAAATAATTTTATATAATTTTTCCCAAACCTGTCGAAAGGATTCGTAACTCAATTACCTCATTCCATGCGGGTATTTACCTCACCCCCCTATAGGAGTTTTAAATAGTAAATCGTGCGAGCAAGGTAATCATACGCGCGAAACGAATTGGAGTGCGGCGTGCGATCGTTACCTTGTACAAACGCGAAATTTCACTCGTTTTTTACACGATGTCATATATAAATGCGCAAAAACTCAGGGCTTGGCATGCCAAGCCCCTACAAACAGATGCGATTTGATTTCGTAGGGGCACGGCATGCCGTGCCCGTTGTGCACATTTATTTATACCGTCGTATATAATTGTGTTAGAATTTCAGGAAATGCTTTAGAGGAGCCTGCCATGTTAAAAACAACTAATATAAAACGGATCGCGGCGGCGGCGATTTTATTTGTGTTGCTGACCGGCATCTGCGGTGCGCGCGCGACGCGGGCGGCGGACGAAAAGGGAACACTCTATTTCACTTTCGTCAGCTCCGCGTATTACATGGAGAAAAAATGGGGGCACGGGATGCCGTTCGACGGCATAAAGAAGGTGGCGGACATCGCGCACTCGAACGGCGTGCCGGTGACGTGGCTCGTGAACCCGAAGTCGGCCGAGGAAGGCAAGGAAATATTCAAGGAATACCACGACAAGTACGGCGATGCGGTCGGATACATGCTGACGGGCGGCGAAGACGTTGAAAAACAGTGGGGCGACGAATCGTACCTTTACAAACGGCTGAGCACGAAGAAGCTGACGGAACTTGTTTCGGGCGAGGTCGCGTCGATAAAGAAGAGCCTTCCGTGGGCGGACCTCCGGATAGCGGGCGGCGGGTTCAGGTCGAACCGGCTGGTTAAAATTTTCGAGGGCCTCGGATTTACCGGCCTGTGGGGCCACTGCTGGGAACAGACGCTGACTGACAACATAAGCGACCGCGGTGCGCCGTGGGGATTTTATTATGTGTCGCCGGAGGCGTACAAGGCGCCCTCGCGCGGCGAGCGCGGACTCGTTGCAATCGAATGGACTGCGCGTGACCTCAACCTCGCCTTCCGCACTGGCAAGCCGGAAACATACTCCACCGACCCGAACGACGTCGGCCGCGCCGGCATCTGCACGCACCGCGATATCAAATACTGGAAAGACATGACGGACCAGTACGCACGAAACACGAAATACAACAAGATCGTCCCGTACGCGGTGCATCAGGAATCGCATGAGATGGAGAACACGCCGAAGGTGCGCGCCTACGACGCCGAATCGATCGCGAGCACGGCGGATATGCTCGACGAGCTTTTCAAATATGTTAAGAAGATCGGCGCGAAGATCGTGAACGCGAACGATGCCATCGCCGCATACCGCGAGATTAATCCGGCAACGCCGCCGACGTACGCGCTCTTCGACGACACGTTGCTCCGCAAATATCCTGAGGTTTTCGTCTACTTCGATGTGAACGGCCAGCTTTTCTTCGACCGCGGGAAGACGAACCCGGTTTTCATTCGGAACTACATTGGGGCGAACAATCCGGACGTTGTGGATTTCGCGGGCGTGCCGAACCCGCCGGCGGCGGAGTGCAAGGAATCGAAACCCGGCGTTTTCTTGTGTTCAGTGGAGTCGGAAAAGGAAATGGCATACGGGCTTGCCTTCTGGGGCGACTACAAAACCGTATCCGTCACCGGCTCACAAAAAGCAACTACGAAAATCCTCGACGGTGAACTCGCATTCGTCGCATGGCCGCTGAACAGAGGATTAAATAAGATAGAAGTGTTGTTGAAGTGATATGATTTACAATATTTAGATCAATTGATCGCCC